TGTCCGGCGAATAGGATTGAAGTGAACTGCCTAGCGACACAAGATTGCCGTTTTGAGTTCCAAGCACCGTTTGTGTTCCGCTTGGATTGGGCAATGGCTTAAATCCGTTACGCTTGGACAAAAGCCCTGCGTTGTTAAATACCGCATTTTGAAGACTAAGAAATTTACCTAACTGAACCTGATTCGGGTCAGTTTTAGTATCCAAGCCTTGGCCAAACGACATGTTAACGGATTGTTTTTGTAGTGCCATTAGATATTTTTAAACTCAACACCAGTTAAATAAAATCCAGTAGATGGGGCAGCAAGGCCGGAGTATGAAATGTTTAATACAACTGATTGAGACGGTCCAACATAAATTCCAAAATAATTTGTGTTTGATGTCGATGCTGCTGCAAGACTTGTTGGCAAAACAATATATCCAGCACTCACGGCAACATACCAATTTGCAGGTGAATATGCCGCCGTTGTAACCAATGCCGAAAGTTGAACAATTGCATACCCGTCTGCTGGAGCCGTGTATAACGTATACGATCCGTTACCAATGTTTGTTGAACCATTTACCGCACCATTAATTTTATAACCACCCGCTACTGTTGCCATGTGTTCTCCTTACGATTGAACGTAGAAAATTTTTATCCTTGCGTCTGAAGGACCGGTCATTGCTTGAATTAAATCCCATCTAATTGCTGAACCTGCTGAAATTGCCGTAGTGCTAAGCACTGGCTTTGTAATACCGGTTTGAGATCCCACAACAGAACCAGAATCAGTCCATACGGTAGACCCAGCAGCACTTGTAATTTTACCCGTAGTACTAAGGATTGAAGTAAATGAACCGCCTGAAGTGGTAGCTACTTTAAGGTCAAATTCGGTAGTACCAGCAGACCCAGCCGTACCGCTATAAATCCACACGGATAAAATCTTAATGTTGTAAGGAACAAGAAAAATTGAGTCGATATTATTAAGCGGATACGCCAATGATCCGTAGTTACCGTTGAGCTCCCAAGAATGCTCACGAGCCATGTTGTTTAGCACCTGAGCAACCAACTGATTGGCTGTGATTTTGATTGTATTGTTATCTACAGTCCAAGGTGCAGCCATGTTGCCTGAAGCATCCAAGGTCATGAAAGACTGAACGGATGGCAGCGAGAGAGGAAAATAAAGGTTGTAACTGCTTCCAGTTCCAAACCCTGGTTGTGGGGCAAGTTGTACATACCCAGAACTTGCTGCGCTTGTTCTAATGGTTAATGGCCCAGAATCCATTACGGCAGCGGTGGTGGAGCTTGATACCCATGTAAAAGTACCAGAAGCATACGACGCACCAGCCGTGCCCGATGGAAGCCCTGTAATCGTACCGCCAGACCCTACAATGCTTGCGCCGTTAGTGATCTGTACCGGAGTGGAAAGTCCAGTCCAATACAAGTTACCGTTTACGCTGTAGATTGAGTTTGTGGTCGAAAGTGATGAGCTTTGAGCAACAAATTGACCGGACTTAATGAAAGTAAGGCTATTACCGCCAATCGAAAGGTCAGAGCTAATGTTTAATCCTGAAGGAGTGATCTGCACACCGCGCCCTGGACTGTGGTCATGCTGGTCGATAAGCGTTTGAAGGTTAGTGTTGATGTCTAGCGTAAGTAGGTCCAAGCTCTTGACCCACAATCGGCACTAGCAAATTCATATTTGGTGACACTGTATAAGCCATGTCGGTCTCCCCTAAAATACCACCAAGTCTACCGTTACCGATGCGCTACTTACAAGCGATAAGGTTAACTCGGGATTGTTGTTCTTGTCTTGCGTATCGTAAATGGTTGCCGCACCGCGAAGCCTAACGACGTACCAACCTTGCAGCTTTCGCCCTAGCTTATGGTTAACGCTATTGGCTCCCGACACTAACGCAATGTTTTGCAAAAAAGTGGTGTTCAGCTCCGGAGCACTCAAGAATGGGTTAATAAGCGCGCTCCAAAGGTTTTGAAGCAGCATTAGGTTCTTATTGTCATCCTTGAAGATTGGAAGCTTCATCAAAAACCACCGTAGGAGCCATCTCCACCAGGAGGGCCATACACGCCCCAGCTTTCAGCCCGTGACCTGGTATCGCTAATAGTATCCGGCTGACCCACGTCTCGATTCATTGCCGTTTCTTCAATACGCTTGATGAGTGCCATCTTCTGAGCAGCAAGGACGCTTACGTCTGACTCTTCCTTCTGCATGGCCTTAATTGCAGCATCAACAATAATGTATTCAGTCCAGCCCGATACACCCGTGGCAATATCGGTGTCCTGAAGGAGCTCTACCATCTTAGGAATGTACCAAATCCTGAGGTACTGATTGCCCGATGGGGTGGGGATAAACATCAGTTTATTACCAACCAAGCGATACCGAAGATTAAACACCCCAAGGTAAGTTGAAGTAAGGTTCGGGAACACATAACGGTTACGAGAAATGAAATCAAACTTCTTGAGCGTAACCCATGCGTTTTGATTGGCATCAAGTCCAAGGTCCACACCTTCAAGCTTATAAAAATCCGATGGGAGCGCGTACTGGTTATCAGTTCCATTAGTCGTAACAATGTACGGAGTCTTTACGAAATAATCTTCAAAAGTCGTTACCAACAAATCATAGAGTTCAAAGTACGATTGATTAATATACGAGTTCCATTCCTCAAGCGTTACGAAATTAGAATTAACCCGATCCGCTCTTTGCTGAGCGCGAGTCCTAAGCTCATAAAGCGACATATCGCCGCTAAGGGTAGGAATGGTAAATACGATCTGAGAAGCAGGCGATTCGCTGCTATTTGATGACGTAACGTAATAATAATACTTGGTTTGCAGTGCGGCGTTAGTGTCAACGTATTGGTTGTTGTTAGGCGACGCAAGCAGGCTGTAGGTCCCATTTGAGTTAATGGACCTGTAAACATTGTAATTAGATGCCCCAGCAACGTAATCCCAATTCAGCAGCACCTGCCCATTGGCTTGTTGGATAATGACGTTTTGTGGGATTGCAGGAGCAGCCATTTTATCCTTTCGTGTGTAAGAGGGTTGCCCGGTTTTTTAAGCCGAGCACCCCCCTACTCGCACCGAGGTAACGCTAGCGTTGCCCGGCCAGGTTTACGTTAGCCAACCTGCCCCGAAGGGCAGGCGGACTAACGCTAAGCCAGCTTAGGCTTGCTAGAACCCAGGTTGCGCCTTTTGTTACTCGCCTCTTCCTTTTACTGAAGAGTAACGAGCCATAATGTTCAACACCAACACTGAACCGTTTTCAGGGTTAGCAAGAGCACCTGAATCGTTCACGGTTTGAATGATAATGTATGGGTTGGTTTGTTGGCTAATGGTGAGCTGAGGATTTCCCACAACTCCGACTGCGTTAATTGCAGATACGCCTACAGCCATTACAGTTCCAGTTCCTGCACCTGCGGCGGTAGCAACAAATGGAACGTTAACAGCGGCAGTGGTGTTAGCATCAAGACCAGCAGCCACCCATTGAGCTTGTGTAGAGTTACCAAGGCTCATGATCTGGTAAGTGGTACCAGTGACCAAAGAACCCATGTTGACGGTTGATCCAGTCATTGCGGGTTCCATTAATCCAGCAATCCCAAGGAAACGATAGTAAGGACGATCAAATACAACCTTGTAAACACCTGTATTCAAACGAATTACAGAGCTAATTCCTCCACCAGTGATGCTGGATACCGCTCCAGAAGCACCGATAGAAACTTGACCTTCAATAAAGGTCAACATTGCGTTGTATGAATATAGAAACTGATACGCTGCAAAAGCGTTTGCCATTTTTGTTCTCCTACTCGACCACGATTCACCACCAAGATATCGAGCGTTCTCAAGATGGGTGCGCCTGAGAGTTATTCTAGGCTTTCAATACTGTCCGATTGTATCAAAAAAAAGGGGCCAAGGCATCGCCCTGACCCCTCTAACCCCCCACAGGTATTAATACTATTTATGTAATCTAAGGTATTCTAACGATTTAGCCAATAAAACTTCAGTCTCTAAAATGCTTAAAGCCCTATTGCAGGCATAACAAAGCAAGCCACGGACTTTTCCGGTTTTGTGATTGTGGTCAATACAGAGTGGGCGCTTGCCTTTTGGTGGATTTTCGCAAATCGCACAAAGACCGTTCTGGTTTTTATACATCTCCAAATGTTGCTCAACGGTGAGCTTGTATCTTTGAATTCTTAATCGGTCGTAATTCTTTTTGTTATAAATCCTATGAAGCTCGTTATATCTTTCTCTGTTTTTTTCTCTCCATGAAAACGTTCCGTTTTGTTTACAGGTTTTGCATATGGAATACCTGCCATCCGTCTTATTGTTTTTGTCCTTAAAAAACTCGTTTAAATCTTTAACTTCTTCACATTTATTGCATTTCTTCATGCCCCATTTATACATCTGGGTATTATGTTTTACAAATACAAAAAGCCCGAGACATTGTCCCGAGCTTTCTGTTTAAATTATTGTTTTTATTGGACTATTGGTTGAGTTTAACTACGCAGTTAAAGCCCGGGGCATTACAAATAAGGTTTCCGTAAAAACCGATACGGATTTCAAGCGCATCGGCGTTTCCAACTCGGATACCTTCCAAGCCTTCCAATCCGTAGGTGAGTACGTGTGGAGCCTTGCCAAGTGAACGAAATTTCCAAGTGTCCATTTGGAGCAAGTAACAAGTCTTGCTTGGGCATGAACGATCTGGAATTACGGTGATTGGTCCATAAGGAGCATGGATACGGATACCAGCGAATGCGATATCAGCTTCATCATGCTTCACATCAACGTACTGTACTTTTGCGCCAAGTTCTTTTTCAAGAGCAGCGTAAGAAGTAAAGTTCATGAAGCACATATCAGGCTGACCGCCTTCACGAGCAACCAATGCTGCTGCGTCAACGAGAGCTTCTTGAATCGGTTCGCCTGATCCATCAAAACGTACACCGGCCAAACGAGTTACATCGTAAGAGCGATTAACGTTCCAGAATGAATCTGAAGAGCTTGGAGCAACCATTGGAAGCCATGCTGCAAGACCAGAAACTTTAAGGAATGATCCAGTTCCTGAAGCACCGGCAGAAGGAATATCACCTTGAACTACAAGGTAAGTTCCAGCTACCCAGTCAGAAGCAGGAGTGCCGGCGTAAGACCCGGCAATGATTCCGTTGGTACGATCAACAGAAGTAATGGTCATAGTGTCAGTAGCAATTACTGCACCGCCATCGGTAAGAGTTCCAACCAGAACCATACCAACTTCAAATTGAACTACAGATTGAGCATCCTGAAGCGTAATGGTGAGAACACCAGCAGCTGCAGAGATTGAACCAACTTGACCCCTTGAACCCGTTCCAGAAGCAAACAGAGAGAATGCCAAGTCGTTGGAAATGTTGCGAAAACCAGTGTCCATCGCAAGTTTCGCTTCATCAACGAATGCTCCTGCGTTGTCCTTGGTAGCTTCCAACAATTCGTTGGTGATGGTGACCAACTGATAGTTGGATACACGATACACGAAGAAAGATTGAAGCTGTGGTGCAGTCTGGTTGCTCTGCGCGGTAGAAAACGTTGCAGAACGACCTTGAGGCGCGCCATAGATCAAAGGCACTGGAATATACTTACCAGCAAAACCTGATGGGGATTCATCTTTTGGAATGAGTGCCAGCAGTGGGTTCTTTTTATAGACGAGGTCCTTCATGTAATCGTCGCCAGTGTACAATTCCTTAAGAGCTGCAACCTGGTTCGATACGTTTGCGTATGTAGCCATTGTACGGTCCTTTCAATCACTCCAGTAATGATCCGCTCCTCGCAGACCCTGTCCCAGAGCTATTTTAGTTGTCCTTTAAATGCCAGAATTGCTCGTTCTTTTGCACTTAAGGGTTTGCCAGTCGATCCAACACTGTTTGTCAGGGTTGGTGACCTACCAGCGGGTTGTTGTGGTGCTGCTGATGAGGGTTGAGCTGCCGGTTGCCCGAATTTGCTCTGCATCTTTTTGAGTTTCGCAATCTTTTCAGCGCGCTCCTCAAACAAATACTTTTCCACCTCTTCCGCAGCGGTTTCTACATCAAGTACTACTCCGTCTTTTTGAAACGTATATTCAATAAGGTTTACGACCTCTTCCAGCCCATCCATGGCTTGAATCGTTTCAAAACGTTCGTCTCCTTGAACTAACAAACGGGCATCATTACGAATTTGGTTTTTTGCCTGTTCGTATTGCCTGGTTGTTGACTCTTCTTGTGATTTTTTAATGGAATCCAATTCCTGACGGAGACGCTGAAGCTCAATCTGCTCCCTAGATGGAGGCGGATTGTTGAGAGCCTGAGTGGTTAACTCATCCCAAGACAGCCCTGCCTGTGAAATCTCATCAAGTGGGTTCGCCTTGAAACGCTCTCGATACTCACGTTCAACTTGAGAGCGTATTTCCGCCTCACGCTGAGCCATTTGAGCTTTCTGCGTTTGAATCTCCCGTGCCTGGCTTCGGACTTGCTGTTCCTTCTTGGCCAAGAGGTAATACTTCTTAGCGATCTCGTCCTGTTTAACTTCTGGCTGAGCCTGTGGATCCTCATTAGTGGACGTTTGTACTTCGGCCACCGGACTCGGTGCAACCGGAGCCGTAGGACTTCCCTGCGGCGTTACCGTAACTGTAGACATTGTTCTCTCCTATGGTTTTGACTTCATTAACCCGCTGCTGGAACGTTCGGGACCATCGGGCTTGTTGGTCTCGGTTCTGGACCCGCCTGCGGTTGCATCGGAGCTTGAGGAGGTGCAGGCGGCTTAGCTGCTTGAATCAAGACGTTGATCTGAGAGAAAAAATCCCTCAACATCTGCATCTTTTCTTCCTCAAGGTTAGTCGCGGCGTAAAGATTGTAATACTCCGTTACAAGCTTTAAACCCAACTGAAGGTTCATAAAAGGGTCTGGTGGGGTGTAAAGGCCGTCCTCCACAATGTCGTCTAGGATTTTTAAAATTCGTTCCTCAGCCGCATTCTGTAACTTCTCGTTTTGGCTAAGGTCAGGGTACTCAATCAATCGCCTTCCCTCGTCCGGATCAAGGAGACCGGCTTGCATATCCTCGATGACCTGTTGCTTACGAGCTGCAGGATCACGGGGCAATGACGAGCTGTCATAGCATTGGATCACAAACGGATTATCAATCAAGTCAGCGGCAGGCAAATCCACTTCCTTGGTGCCATTCTTATTCGGGTACACTGTCTGATACTTGCCGTCACGTTCCGCAATGTCCTTGGCTAAGTCAATGATCTGGTAGGCCAGATCAATAAACATATTGTCGTACCGCTTCACAAGGCTAGCAAAGCGGTCGGTCTGAATGTCGTCATACTCCCGCATGGCCGTTCCGCTGGTGAGTCCTGCGGGCTTCTGGGAGTTTGCAGCTAGCTGACTGATCCCCTCTTGCTGGTATGCGTAGTTAATAAGCCTCTGAAGCTGGTCATACATCTCAGCAGGTACGCAAGGCGCTACCGTGTACTGAGGCGGAGTACCTCGATAAGTGACAATAGAACCCACATTGTTATTAAGATGAGCCTTAACAATTTTTGACCCCTCCTCCACAAAAATTCGCGGAACACCAACAAGGTTAATGCTATTGGAGATAGTCATCAGGAGTTTATTGATCTCCACCTGAGTCCCCATAAGCCTCTCAGCCATGCCCTGACCCCAAAAGCCAAGCATTCGAGGCGCGTACTGTAGAAATACAAACGGAAAGCGCTCTTTCTTATACTTCTCATCAAGCAAGGTGCCCGATGAACACGCAATGACATGACGCCCATCACTGGCATCGGGGCCTGACGCTAAATGCCAGCCCTCAACCACCATGACCTGATCGGATACGGTTTTAGACGCCTCACCGCCATTATCCGGATACGCTTGCTCAGCCCGAGCCACCTTGCCATGACTGTCTGGAAACATTTCCTCGAGCACTGACCGATCAATCAGCTTGAACTGATAGAGCTGACGAGGGGAGCCATAGAGCGAATCATTCGGATCGACTAGCAGCTCAGTATTCAGAACCCTTTCAATCGCCACCCTGTTCTTTTGGTCCTCGATGATCTTGATCACGCCCGTACCGATCACGCAGGCATCCCGCAGCACCTGTTCGGCTACCGCATGGGCCTTAGTCTGGTAGAGTTCGCCATCCATAAAGGCGTTAAGATTCTTCGCAAGCTTTCTTTGTTTATAGTCCGCAGCATCGGTCAGGAATACGGGGCGGGGACGATTCTGGGAAACCCTGCTGACAAGGGTGTCAACGCAGGACGTGATGACCGACATGGTGGGGCGATCAATCGGCAACTGGTTTGCCGTGTTCATTCGAGTCAGGTTAGTCCCGACGTAACCAAACAAGGGAAGGTTACCGTAAAGCCTAGCGTAGATGGATGATTGACGGTAGCGAAATTGATTCTGATCCTTCAGGTACACCGCAGTCCCGATCAACTGATTCGCCAACTCCTCTTTCGAGCCAGCGCGCCACCATTGCGCCACGCTGAACGAGTTTTTGTTGTCCTTAGTCTTCGCGTAGACCGTGGTCTCCACTTCCCGAGGAGTAATCTTAGCCATTAGTTCATTCCTTCCATGCCGACCGCTGACCAAAGCAGAATGTCCTCGTCAGTGTATTGGGGAGCTGATGGGGTGGGGTCAGCTTCAGCCTCGACAATCGGCTCAGGCGGCTCCATGAAGCGCGGATCGAGCGTGATCTCGACGCCTTCCAGCTTCAGCGTGGACACACCACCGGCCTGCATTACGTTAATGAGAGACTTTAGCTTGCGCGGGTTCATTACTTACGCCCGTAGTGACGCTTCCGAACGCCTTCGAGAATCTTGGCGAGGTGAGGATGCTGGAGGTGGCCGGATTCATCATGTTCATGGCTTTCCTCTTTCAGGAACTCCTCCATGTCGTGACCGCCCTCTTCTCCATCATGTCCGCCATGCTCCGCAGTCAGGAAATCGTCCTGATCTGGGACGCTGTCTTCCATGTCGTCCTCGTCCGTGTAGTCATGCTCTGGGTCTTGGTCGATGCCGTGCAGCTCTCCGCCTTCCGCCATATGGCGCATCCGCTTGTGGATGGCGTGGGCCATGCCGCCGTGAGCGAAGTGCTCAGACTCCGCCATGGGGTGAGCGCCCATCTTTGCGTGATGTTTCTTGAGATGCGATGGGATGCCGTGGCCGTGCTCTGAGGGGCGCTTCGCGTCGGGGTGGATGGACTCGACCGCCTCATGATCATGAACCTTGGACATATCGTCATGCTCCAGGTCGTGCAGGGGGAGCCTGGCCTTCGCCAGGTGGGGCGCGTGGCCCTTGCCAGGGTGCAGGTCATGATTTCCGGCTTCGCCCTTGTGGTGAATCTCGTCATGGCCCCGAGACATATCCTCATGTTCCGGCGCAACTTGCCCACCCCTTGCCTTATGCGCCTTGCGCTTCACTGAATAGGCGATAGCCAAGGCTTGCTTAAGAGGGTGTCCGGCATGAACCTCGGCGCTGACGTTGTGTTTAAAAGCTTTACCTGATTTTGAATGGCGAAGTGGCATTGAAATGGTCTCCTAATAGGGTCCTGACGTCCTGAGGCTGGGCTTTTTGGGGCGCAACTTGCTCGTTTCAATTCAAAAGCCCGTTCGCAGGGCTGAAAAGTCAGTGGGAAAGCTTGTGAGGGGAGAAATTTGCTACCCATATCCCAAAAACCTAAGCTAGCCTCACCCTCATCAGATTCCCCATTCCAGCGTCAAGCGGTACGAGCTCCATAGTTTAAGCATCCTTAAACTACTACGCAGCATCAAGCTGCAATAGTGGACCATTGTCTTTCAAAATTATTATGTAAACTGAGTTTCAAGAAAGCCTAGTGAAGAGGAAGCCACTTATCCACCAAAACAAAATCATTCATAACGCCATGAAGTCATTACGAATCTAAAAAGTTATCCACCAGATTTTTAAAGTTATCCACCAAACGTTTATTTGAATTCATTCAGATAAAACACTATGGCCCGTATAATGTGGACGGTCGCTAGCGTCTGCAGCACCCCTTCGCCGTTGGCTGCGGGGGTGCAGTGTCGCCTGATGTTCGCTGCGTGTCGCTTGGAGAGCGAAACCCAGAGACGAAATGATCGCGTGACATATGGTGAAAGTCAGCGTCGTACGAACAAGAATGCCTTACGTCGCCATAAGATGGTAATAGTTTATCATGAATTTAGAAAAAAATCAAATTAATTATAAAATAGTGCTTGCAAGCTTTCTGCAATCATGTAATTCTGGCTTCAGAAAGGTAAGCGAAACAATGAACACAATTATTACCCCAGCAAAACTCATGACCCCAGAAACAGCGGTGAAGTATGCCGAGAGACTCAAGGCCAGTGATCCAGAATGGACATTCCTTGTTAAACACGACCCAAAAGGTACCGGATTTTCATTCGTTGAGGTTTACGACGAACAAAACGAGTTCGTTGGAGTCTGGTCTGAGTGGACCCATGACTTTGTTTAACTAATATCAATTTAACCAACTCCCAAACCTGGCAACAGGGACAAAAGCTAGCCGGCGACTGGCCCCCGTTAGGGGCTAACTAAACCCTGAAAGGTAGAACTATGAAAAAAGAACCTAAAAAACCGTATTACATTTGGAGCCACGAACAGCTTTTCGGCAAAGACTTCGAAACCTACGAGGAGGCTTTAGAAGTAATCTCCGAGTTCGGCGTTGAGTGCGAGCTTGGGCCAGATTACCCGAAACACTGGACCGTGACCAAAAACGGTTTGCTTTTTAAAACCATCATCACCGACCAGATGGGGAGCATCACTTGGATAAACCACTGATTTTGATTAGCGCGAAATTCATCAACCCACAGCCTTACAAGGCTTGCAGGGTCAAGCTCTCGACGTGGGCGATCAAAGGCCCATGGTCAGCCACTGGCAAGCCTAGGCCTTCAACCCTGACGATTAGCCTAGGCGTGGTCCCAGAGAGCCCAGAGAAGGCGCTACAGGCATTCCTGCAGGCTCAAGGACTTGAGTGCCTTGGAGTGGTCAGGGATGACCCAAGGGAAGCCGTGGCAGTCTGCGTAGGCGACAAGCCCACCCTCACCAAGCTCTTCAAGGGTAAGCGGTAATGGAACGCTACGGTCGCGAGAAGAAAGGCAAACTTAGGAAGGGCCGCCTTGCCCATGTGGAAATTGATGGCAGGCGCGAGACCGTTCGCCTTCTGGCCTTTGATAGGTCCAAAGACAAATGGATGACTTGCCTATCCAAGCACAAGTTTAATCAATCGGTATTAGCAGAGAAAGGACTCCTCCTCTGGTTTTACTTCAACCAACTAACGGCAATAGCCAAAACACGGGCCTCAACAGGCTCAATGAAAGGTAGCAAGAAATGGAAACCAAAGAAGTTAATCAAGTTCGAGTAAAGGT